TCCACTTTCCCCTACTTGGAGAGCACTTCTTACCAGTTCTTCAAGTTTGTCATAGTTTTCAAATTCTCCACTATCAAGTATTTTTTGTGATTTGGTGATTGCCTTTTGAAGTTCTTGTTGTTTACAAAACTTCAATGATTTCTCTTGTACAAACGATGCCCCTTCTATAGACGCAGTTTGTATCTGTTTGATAGTGTCGTTTAGAATTTTCAACATCAACTCTTGTGGGAACTCACTTTTCACCATTTGTGAAAGTGTTTCGTATGATGGAGTACAATCATATTTTACATAGTACTCCTTCACCAATTGGAGAAGTGTTTTGAAATATTTGTTTTCAAAGTGTGAGGGTTCAATTACATCAATGATAGAATGTGAGAAGTCCTTATCTAAGATAATCTGATTTAATAATTGTAGTTGAAATGTGTTACCTAGATACTCAAAATTCTTGTTTGACATAATTAAAATTCCCTTGTTAGTTTTGATAAATACTATTAGTTTAAGCTATAAGTCATGTAACTTGTAACAAAATTTTCATCGGAAAAAATGTCAGTTAAGTCCTTTAATACACTTTTTACTTGCTGGCGTATATCTACGGTGTATCTTATTTTAGGTGGGAACAATTTCGCATCCAAAATTCTATGACAAATTGTCTGTTCTCCAACCTTTATTAAAAAATTAAATGTTTCAGGACCATCAGTATTTGACGTTTGCAAGATACTTTGGTTCTCAAAAATTTCATCTTTATTCTCCAAAAGGTATACAACCGAACGCATCTTTTGGCCGTACTCAAACCCTTCTACAAAGTTTTTTAAATATTGATACAGTTCCATAGAACTGCGAGCTTGTGGGTTGTAATCTCTTACGTTAAAGTAACGTTGGATTACGATGTTGTTGTTCAAGGTAATCAAGAACTCCATTTTAATTACATCTGTTTCTTTCATATTTTTATTTTTCTATTTGTTGTTTGTGTTGTCTTTTTTCTTTTCTTGTCAATTTCATCAAAGGTCGTATAAATTTTATAAATTCATCATCACTCTTACCGAGATATTTGAAGAATCCATCTTCTGTCATCATACGAATTAGATTTTTGTAACCCCTACCTTCAGGGTCTAAAGTGTCGGCATAATATTGTTCAACAAGTACCCTACCTTCGTCAGAAATAAGCGGATTTTGTAAATCCACAATTTTTTTGTTTGTTTGGTAGAATGATTCTCCGAATTCTCCGTCTTTTGTTTTTCCACTTACAATATTTTTTAAAGTTGTGTTGTTTTTGTCTTGTTCTAAAAGTTCCTGTGCCTTTGTTAAAATATGGTTGTAATTAACCATAGAATCAAGTATCTCAGGAAAGTATTTTATTACACTCTTTTCACCCAATCTTAATATACCACTGATGTTGTCTGACTTATCACCAGTTAATATCTTAAGTGTCAATACGTTATAGTGTGGAAATTCTGTATCACCAAATTTAACTTTATCACCAACTTTAAATGTGACTTTGGAAATTGGTGAATAGATTGATGTATGTTCATCAATCAATTGGAAGTAATCTTTATCTGCCGATAATATTGTTTTTGATTCTTCATTAGCAATCTGACAATAGTAGGCGATTAAATCATCTGCCTCACATTCAGTTGCTCTTACCTGACGAACAAAACATTCTTCAAGGTATTCTTTTACTCTTTGTTTTTGGATGTGGTATGACTCAAGTTTAAACTCGTTCATACTCTGTCTACGGTTTAACTTGTAGTTAGGATATAATTTACGTCTAACGGCTGAGTTGTCGTCACCGTCCCAAAAGACAATAATTTTGTCGTAGTTGTGTTCATCAATTTGTTTTCTGAGGGTATTGATAAAATGAAAGACACCCCCGATATGGTTTCCTTCCACGAAGAGGTCTCTGACCCCATGGAATCCGATTTTAAATAGGTTATCACCATCTACTAAGAGTGTCTTCACAATTTATTGTTTATACTGTTTCACTTTCTTTTTCCTCAAATAAGCTGAAATCTCCATCAGCCCCAATAATCTCTTTCCAATACTCAGCGTTTTCTTTCTTGTATTGTTCAATAGATACTTTCTCTTCAGCCGCGTCTTTTCCTGCCAAGAATCCGTGTGGTGTTACGATGATTTTTCCATCCTCATATCCCAAACCATTGATGTGGTTTTTCATAACAGAAACTTTTGTACGGATTGCAAACTTAACGGTTCGTTTGTCTTTTGTTGCAGAAATTTTGTTTGTTCCTGCACCTTTTTGATTACCGAATAAGAATACCAAAGATGAGTTTAACCAAATTGCCTCACCACCTTTTGCCTTAATTTTTGGTTGTCCAAATGGATTGTCAGGAAGTTCAACCCAAGGCTGATTAACAATAACCAATGTGTTTTCATATTTTGAATCAGATTTACGAGAACCTGAAATACGTTGGTTGATACCCATTCCAATCTTATCAGCAAGAACCGCAGCGTTGTGTTGTTTACCACCTTTACCTTCGTAAGTCATCTTACAAGGAACCGAACCTACTGAATCCCAAAGGAACAATAAATCATATTCCAATTCACCTTTTTCTTGAGCGTCCAACAAACTATTAATATAATCTGTGATTTGTTCAATGTATGAGAAGTTGTTGTTGAATATGAAAAATCCATCCCAATCCAACTCTCCTGTTTCGGGGTCAACTACTTCGTCACAATCAAAACCCATAAGTCTTGCGTGTTCAAAACTCCACTTCTGTTCGGTGATGATGAACACGGGAAGGATATTTTGTTTCTGAGCTGATACAGCCGCCTTTACGAGAGCCGTTGTCTTACCTGTATCAGAGTGACCCAAGAACATGTTCAAGTGTCCTATGGCGGGTCCTGGTAGTCCTACAGCGTCCAAGAAATCTTTACCCAAGTCAAAGTATCTTTGTGGTTTATACTTCGCCGAAGTTGAGAATTTCTTCTTTACTGAATTAAAATCGTTTTTCTTGATTGCCATGTGTGTTATAAATTAATCATGTATGGTACCATACATGATACCATACATGATGTTTTGTTTTATTAGAACGGTAAGTCCTCAGCAGGTTCGTCAAATAATTGTGGGTCAGCAGGAGCCGCAGGTGCTGATTTAGAACCACCCATCATCATATCTCCTGAATCACTATACAAGTATTTACCTGTCTCATTATCCCAACGAGGCTCTTCACCACGAGAGATTGCTTCCAAATATTCTACAGGTTTCTTAGAGTAAACATCATTCCATGTCAACTCATCTGCCAACCATTCTTCCATAACCTTAGCGGTCTCGTGAAGAGGTGCTGGGTCATCATGCATAATAGTTTGGATTGTTGTGTAATCTTTTCCACCAGGAGTTTTAGATTTAACCAACTGTACAATAAGGTCTCTACCTTTTTGTGAATCAGTTACATCACCTTTCTGTCTCCAAATTGGAATAATTTTGTCAAGAATACCATCATTCTTGTAATTGTGTTTGAAACGCCAAAACTTTACACCTTCGTCTTCAGCATCACGGTCAATAACCTTTACGATGTAAAATTTACGAGATTTGTATTGTTTAGCCAATTCTTTGTCTGACTCTTTGCCGGTAGACATCAACTCATCGTGAACCTCATTCAAAGGTGAACGCTCATTGTCATTTTTACCTGGGTCATAGAATTTTTGCCATTTACCACCCACTTGTAATTCATGGTACCAAACCTCTTTGAAAGGTGAAGAACCATCGGGTGTAGGAAGGATACGTACTCTACGTTGTCCTTGAGATTGCCCTTGTGGAAGAATACAAGCAAAATACTTTTTCATTCTTTCCTCTTGGGACATTCGGTTAGAGTCTCCGAAAGACTGTGTGTTTTTTTCGTACTGTGAAAGTACTGCGTCAAGTGAACTCATCATGTTTTTTGTTTAATTAGATTGTTTGTTTATAAATTATAGTTGTTATTTTTCTGTTCGTCAAATTATTTCGCCAAATAAAAAAGGGCCACAACGTGACCCTTTCAATATAGTAAAAAGTTGTTAAAAATCAATACATTTTAAAGGATGTTCCTGTTGGTTCTGCACCATAATTATCAAATGATTTTTTAATATCTGTAGGTACAATATCTTCAACCTCATCTGAAGTTAACACATATTCATTCTTTCCCGATTTTTCCAAATCATCTTGTTTGTCATCAAAAAAATCAGAAAGTTTTTGATTGAATGGTCCACTATCAAGACTTCTCAAGTTTAATTTTTCTTGGGGTGTTTTTGGTCTGTACTGTTCAATCTTTTCTTCCATAGAGTTTAACTTATTGAAAACATCATCCATAGCATTTAACTTGGTTTGTAATCCTTCAATTTGTTTAAACATCATATCAAAATATTCTTGTTGTTTGGTTTCTACATTTTTTTGTGAATTAACTAAATCAGTAATATCTAATTCTTCAGAACTACTATCACTTTCTTCACTCTTACCACTACCATCAATTTTTTCAACTTCAGTATCAGTTGTCGTATCAATGACTTCAGGTACTGCTGGTGCCGCCGCTAATGTTGGGTCTCCGCCAGGTGCTGCCGCAGGAGCCGCTGCAGGGTCAACAGGAGCCGCAGGGTCTTCAGGTGGTGGGGGTAAATCACCCAAGGCATCTTGTTCTACAATATACTTATTAATAGAATTGTGTCTTTTAATTTCTTCAATAATTTTTTTATCAATTGCCATTTTTTTAACCATTTAATAATTGTTTAACACCTTGTGGTGTTTCAACTTGGACTCTTTTATTTGTTCTCATTGTGTTGTCAACTCTTTCAATAAGACCGTCTCTGTCTCTAACTGTATAGCAATTACCAGTATCTAAATCACATACTTCGGTAAATCCATTTCCGGCATTTTTTTCCGTGTATCTTGTGTTTTTACCAAGATAATTGTCTAAATGTTGTTTAATATTCATAGTTGTATTTTTTTAATAAATATCATTTAAAGTTAACAAGTTTATATTTAACCAATAATTCAACTACATTTTCAGCCGACTTAACAAATGTTTCTTCCATGTTTTTATTTGAGTCAAACCATTTAGCATATTGTTCATCAGTTTGAAATCTGTTTTGAGGCCAATATTTAATCCATATTGAGGACATGTGGCTAACGTAATCACCTTTTGTATTCCACACTAATGAACCAGTATTTCCAGATGCTATTATTGGAGCAAATAACAAACTTTTAGATAAAACTTGTTCATTAAGATAATAGTCATTAATAAATTTAACTGAATTTGTAAATGACTCACCGGATGTACCCGTTGTAAATACCGCGCTTGGTTGGGCATATCCATTTTGGTTAGTTTTACAACCAAATTGTTTTTGGAAATATTTTTCTCTTCCTCCATAACTAATTTGTTGTGGAAAACTACCACCAGCTAGTATTGTATTACCTAAATCATGATTGAATGTATAAACAGAATTGTCATCATGACCATTAACATATGCGGTATATAAAACCATAGCTCTTGCTGGTCCTAAAGTAACATTATCTCTAATTATTTTTGCTAAATCAGCAAATGATATTGATTGTTGTGTATTTTCATCAACACCAACATAGTTTCGATATCTTGGATTTGTTGATAACATATCCGCCTGACATTTTGATGAAAAATCTGACGAATATTGAACATTAGTCTGAACACTATTACCAATAGTAATAACATTTATTGTTGGTTGTGTTGAGGCAACTTCAGTTTCTTTTTGTCTTTTTAATATTTGAACTAATTGTCCCAATAAATTAGCATTAATTGAAACCAATTGTTTTGTTATTAATGGTAATGAATATATTGGCATCCTAACACCACTAAAAAATGTTTTAAAGTCGCCAGCACTAATCGTATGTTCAACGGATTGAATCATATATGGTCCTCTAAACATTGGTACATTCCTCAAGTTAAAATACATTGTAGGTTGAATCATCATATTTCCCATTGATTCTACCCTACATTCATAACTTCTATTTTTATATAAATTATATAAACTAACGTTTTGAGTACTTGTTCTTCTACCACCAGCTGAGTTAGCCATATCAGTCATAACTCGGTTAGCCTCTGTTGTTGCGGCAGCATTATTTTGGTCAAGTTGAATACTATAAAAGACACCTTGGTTTCTAATTCCAAAATCGACATTAAATCCAACAACTTTATTTGATTGTGCCCAATCTGTTTTTGTACTTTTTAACTCTGAAATTAATGGATTGTCTGAGTTCCTTGATAAATCAAAGGCATCTGTTCTCCATCTGTAATCAGCATTTTCTCTCATATCTAAATGCTCGCTTGGTTTTCCCGCATAATAACATACAAATTTTGGTTGTGACTCTCGGTAATCAACGTCTAAAAAAGTACCAAATAACGAGTTGGCTAAGTCATTAGCCCTTTCTTCTCTAGGTTTAACACCTTGAGTAACTTCTCCCGCTCCCCAAAAATTCATATATGCCGGTAATGGCATCATTTGAAATTGGTTATCTGCAATAATCCTACTTACAAAATCAATAATCCTTGCATCAAGTGATGTTGTTCCTGAAAAGAAATCTTTTAATTTGAAAACATCCACCAACACTTTATCACCAATATCTCTATTCGCCCTATCTAAGAACATAACATCTTGATATAATGTTTTATCTTTAAATTCACTTCCAGCAATCCACTTATCGTTAAATGATTTAAATGCTTCGTAAAATTCTATTTTAGGTTGCATACCGTCAATAGCGGATAATATTGGTTTTTCAGTTGTTTCTACATAATCAGGTAATTCTTTTCTCAATACAAACATTAACTCACCCAAAACATAATTTAGATACTCATCATTATTTGTGTAAAAATCATTTATTGCTGTTATAAAATCTGTCTTTGTATATACACCATTATTCAATGATTTTTGAGTACCAAAAATTTTGATGAGTGGGGCAAAGTTTTTAATATTTCCTTCAGTAAACTCAACATTTAATGTTGGGAAAAAGTCAGTGTAATAACTTCCTGAATTTGAATACGTTAATCCTGTTGTTGTTGCAAATCCAACATATGTTTCCATAGCAATCCAAGCGTTTGGATATGCAGCTTTTGACTGTGGTAAAGTTATTTGTGTTACAGCTCCGTTTGTAACAGGAACACTGTTTTGAACATATGCGTTATATAGATAAGGGTCCTCAACTTTATTATAGTTTGTCGTGTTCAATGTTGTAAACGTACCAAATACACGTCTATTAAAGTTACTTGGGTTTCCGTATTTAAAAACAACATCATAATTCACAAAAGATTGTATTACCGTATTGGCTTGAGTTAATTGAGCATTTCCACAATCAACAACATAATTGTCCGGAGTATCTGTTAATGTAACTGTTGGAACTAACAACATTTGTGACATCAATCCTTGGAAGTTTCTATTGGCATAACTTGAGTTTGATAAATCTTCAGATGTTAAATCCGTAAATGATTTACAGAAATTTAAAAATTCATTTTCAAACGAATCTAAAATTTCTGTTTTAAACGTTCCAAAGACATCATCAATCTTAGAATACGTCTGACCAAATTTAACCACATCCTGTATTTCCAAATTTGGATAAATTTCTTTCATGTATTCATTTGGACCTGGTTTTGTAATACTTGATAATTCAAAGTATCCAAAATTTGGTGCCGCCCAAAATGGTCTAACAGAACCATTAAACACCGCCTTGTTATTTTGAACTTCTTGTGTTTGTGTTAATCCTGTTATTGTTTCCGTAAAACATTCACCAATAACTTGGTTATATATAGTACCAAAACTTGGCATTAACAAAGTTTTATATTGTTGGCTTGAATTGAATTTTGGTGAGTTTTGTGTTTCAAATGTTGTAAAAAAATTGTTAAACTTCAACACTTGATTTGGTGTTGCATTATATCCAACTTGTGTTGCTATTTGAGCGTTTGGTATTGCACCTATAACCAATCCTTGATTAATTGCGGTTTGTATATCTGTATCTGTATATCCCGTTAATAGTTCTTGA